GATTGATCAGGAATATTTTGAACTTGGAAAAACAAGGATTGAAAAACTACAGCCATTGCAACCTGAATTGTTTAGGTAGCGGGGTTTTTAATTTAAGGAGTATGGAAAGTAAGACGAAGGAGGATTTACCAGGAGAAATTTGGCAAGAGATACCATATTATTATGGTTATGAAGTGTCTAATTATGGGAGGGTGAAAAGTTACATGAAGAAAAGGCCAATTATCCTTAAGAAAACACTTGCCTCTGGAAAGCATATCGTAAAGATTACTAAAAAGAAGGGTATATATGATAATGTAATTGTTTCCCGCCTGGTAGCATCTGTTTTTATTCGGAACCCTTATTTAAATGAGGTTGTAAAGTTTAAGGACGGTAATTGCTTAAATGATGCAGCAAAAAACCTTGAATGGATCAGTAGGCAACAGAGTATTATTAATGCATCTGGGCGAGAAGGATATTCACAAAAAGGTATCCGCAATGGAATGGCTCTTTTAAATGAGGAAAAGGCAAGTGAAATAAGAAAGATGAAGTCTGCAGGTTTACCTTACGGTAAAATCGCAAGCAAGTATGGAGTATCAATTTCATGTGTAATGTATGTTGTACAGAAAAAATATTGGAAAGTATGAAAACTGATAATAACGACAAGGGTAGGGACCCAAACGGAAAGTTTGCAGAAGGAAATAAATTTTCTCCTGGAAGAACACCTATATATTCAGATCCGGAACATATGGCAACAAAACTACTTGATTACTTTACATGGATAGAGGGTGAATATGTTATCGAAAGGAAAATAACCACAAAGACAACGGGCAAAGGTAAAGAAGCCGTTACTACAACAGAAGATGAACCTGTTAAGATATGGACACGTTATCCTGAACCTCCTACTATGACTGGACTCGCTATTTACTTAGGATTTGCAAGTAGACAATCCCTATATGACTATGCAAAAGAAGACGGTTTTTCTTACCCAATAAAAAGAGCATTGCTGGAAGTTGAAAATAACTATGAAAAAGGCTTATTTGGCGACAAGGTTATTGGAGTATTATTTGCCCTTAAAAACATGGGGTGGACAGATAGGACCGAAACAGATATTACTTCTAAAGGAGACAAGATAAACGCTTCTCCATCTGTTGTAACAGTTGAGATAGTCAAGCCTGATTTCGAGGATTAATAATTATGACAGCTGCAGCAATGAATTTTAAAGCATCTATCGTTTTCGAACGTATATGGAATGCTTTAAATAAGAAGAATCTAAATGAATATGGCAAGCCTGAGCATATTTATAATCTTATCATTGAAGAAGGCAGCTCTAGGAGCACCAAAACATGGAGTAACTTCCAAGCTCTTTATCTTTATTTGCTAGAGAACCCCGGAACATCTGCTACCATCTTACGAGACACTCAAAAGTCATGTAGAGAAATCGTAGAAACAGACTGGAAGAAATGGCTTAAGGATCCAATGGTAAGAACGGCCCAGTACGAAAAAGGTGAAATCACCATTCAGCAATTGGATGAATATTTAGCTTCAGAGAACTTAAATCAATACTTTGTAGAAAATAAAACTAACCATACATGGACGTTTAAGCATAACGGCAATATGATACGGTTTACAGGCTTAGATGACGAGAACAACGCAATGGGGATGTCTCAGACTATATGCTGGATTAACGAGCCGTACAGCTTCAGTAAAGAAGTATTCAAGCAGCTCGCTATGAGATCAAAGGTTATTCTGTTTGACTGGAACCCGAAGCAAAACCACTGGATCGAAAAAGAAAAGATTAAAGATACTACGTTCGTAGATCACTCCACATTTAAAGATAATCCATTCATTACTGCAGAAAGCAGATATAAGATATTAGGCTATCAGTCTGTAAAATACTGTGACATTGTAGTAAGTGGCTATATTTCAGAAGCAGAAGCTAAAACTTACGACTTTAAAGCTAATAAACGCTTGTTTACGGATAAACAACTTAAAGAATTAGCCAGATGTATTAAAAACGAAATTGAAGGATCAGCATCAGACTATGATTGGCTGGTGTATGGATTAGGTTTAAAAGCTGAAAACCCTAAAAAGATTTATAAGAACTGGAAGGTTATCACAATAGAAGAATACAACGCTATTGATGAACGTGAATACTTTGGCCTTGATTATGGTTGGGCTAAACCTACAGCCTTAGTTGGCATCAAGTATGATGGGGATCGTACCCTTTATGTGCGCCCGGCGCTGTATAAACCAATGAATGGCATGGGAGAAACGCCATTAGGCGAATATCTTATTGCTGCGGGGTTCCCAAAAGGGCTGGTAACTTATGGATGGGCGGATAGTTCAGACAAAGAAGCAGGGTCTGAGATCTCATTAACCAATAGCATCATAGAAAACTACTCATTAAATTTAGCTCCTACAAATAAACCTACCTATAAGGCCCGCTGGGAATTCTTTACAAAGATGAGGGTTTGTTATGTGTACGATTCAAATTTTGAATTTGAATATGAGAACTATTCACTTGAATATATCAATGATACGCCTACCGGAAAGCCAATAAAAAAGGATGATCACTATATGAACGCATTTGAGTATGGAGGATGGGGAATTAAAGAGTATTTAGGGATTGTTCTTTAACACAATAAACCTTTTTATAAGCCTAATTTTATATCCGTCTCAATAATTATGTCAATCTTATTAAGGATTGACTTCCCGTTTTTTAAATCAGTATAAGTTTTTTGTGTATTTAAAGACATAGAAATTGAAATATCTTTATTTACATTGACATAGTTTTGTAACTTTTCCCTAAAATCATTTTCAATAGCTTGTACTTCCTTCGTTACCTGAGTTTGCTTAATCTTTCTTTTTTCGATTAGCTGATCAAAAGTCTTTTCATCTATTGGTCCGCTTTCTTCTAAATATCCATTATTTTCCATATAGTAAATTTTCTTTTTCATTCGTAATACCTTCGGGAATTAAATCAATACTACAACACTTATCTAAATTAGTTTTATTCTTTGATTTCATCCGTTTGAGTTTTTATAGTTAATTCTTCCCTTTTAACAGCAAAATAAAGGTTTTGTAAATCGTGAACATATAGATTTTCAGTTCCTAATAGTATTCCGTTATAGTCATATTCAAAGCCTTGTATAATTAAACTTCTTTGATCAAGCCTTATTATAAATCTATCTTTAGAAAATTCATTACCGTCCTTTTCGAACCCAAGCTTCAGCAACCATTCATAATTTAATGGTATTGGGTTTAATGATAAACCAGAAAAACCAATAGACTCATTATTAACCCTGATGCTTCTATGATCAATAGAAGTAACAGTACTAACTTTGCCATCATAATCATAGACCAGATTGCCAATTCTTAATTCATTTTCTTCCATATGTAAATTTACTCATTCAATATTAAAATTCAAAGAAATAATTTACAGTCGCCAACACTAGAAGACCGATAAACTAATTTTGTTATAAACAGTGAGTAAGTGAACGTTTTTACAAAGATTGGTAATGTTGTTGATACTATAAAACACGCTTGGGATGGTGATTATTTGCCGTACACAAGACTTGATGATGGTACACATGCTTACAATTACGGAACAAGTCGAATTGATGAATTTCTTGACGTAGTTGGAATTAAAAAAGCTTACTACACACCTGTAGAAAATCTTAAATATTATTACCATAACGTTTTCTTTCTGGCTGACTGTATTGATCTATATGCAGAAACCTGCAGCCAGGTTAATATTATTGAGATTGACAAGAACGGAAATGAAATAGAGAATTCAAAGTACGTAGAGTTTCTAAATAATCCAAACCCATTTCAAACATTGCCAGAGTTTATCACTGAAATGGTGATCAATACCTTAACAACTGGAATATCTATTCAATCCGGCAACTATTTTAAAAATGGAAACTTAAAGATTGGCTCACAGCTTTATAATATCGACTTCAACAGACTTTCTATGCCTGCCATTAAAAACCCTTATATAGTTACCGGAAAGGGATTGCAAGATTTGGACGTAAAGGAAAGACTAGATGGTAGAGAGGTGCGACCACTTAAAATGTTTGAACTCGCTTACTTCTATGATCGTTTACCACAGAAAGGATTTGATATTAGCAGCTATAACCCTAAGAATTATTTTAACCCGACATCGCGAATATTCCCCCTTATATCATCCTTGCAAACTTTGATCAATTCACAAGACACAATGTGCTATTTGACCAATAGTCCTGTCAACTCTGTATTGAGTCCTGATCATGGGAATACGAGTGCAGGAGGTTATAGACCATTAGAGGGTGATCAAAAGAGAGATGCTGAATTTAAGTTATCAGGCAAAGGGCCTTATGGAGCCGGCCGTGGCAAGATCGGAGACACCATTGTGACAAATGAAAGTTTAAAACATTTAGATCTATCAAGGAACAACGCAAAGGCTCAGAATATTGAAATGCAAGACAATGCAAAGAGTAATATCAGGACCCGTTTTTCTATTCCTAAAGACTATTTCTTTGATTCTACCTACGAAAACAAACAGGTATCAGAAGCTAGGTTCACTTTAGGACCTGTAAAAGCAATAACAGATAAATGGCTGAATACCCTGGTTCAAAAGTCTCCTGAATACTTCAATAACGGAAATGCCTTGATAGGAAAGTATGATCATTTACCTAGTGTTATTGCCGGGAAAAGTGCTGAAGAAAACGCTTCTGCATTGGATAGAGCAAAAACAACAAATGAGGTAATTAAAGCATATAAAGAATTCAAGCTTATTGACCCAGAAATAACATGGGACGATTTCTTGATTGCACACCAATTCAATGGCTTTTATAAAGTAAAATAATTCTTATGAAAAACATGATCAACAAAATAGATAAGCTATTAAAAGAGGATGAAAATTTGCCTCCGAAATTAAAAGCTGAACTGGAAAAGAAGAAAAAGATTTTGTCGAATGATAAAGCTGTGAAAAAATGATAGTAGTAAAGGAGTTTCCAAATAAACAATTCAGTTCTAAATCTGAGCTGTTTAAAGCATTGAAAGAACATAAGGATATTATAGTAAGTGCCAAAAAGGCTGAAATCTATAAGTCTTGTGAGAAGGGATTGTCTGTAGTAACGAATCAGATGTTGATCTCTAAATTTTCTGAAGCTTCAAAGTCTTTTGAAATTGATGATGATTATTACTATTTCGTGGTAAATAGCTCAAATATCCTGGATAGCCATTCAGATCTTCATATTCCTGGTAATTGGGACAAGACGGTAAAGGAACAGCAGGGTAAAGTTTACCTGGTATGGGATCATACGCTTATCAGAACTGAGATCATAGCGATGAAAAATGATGTCGAAATGCTGACTGCGGAAATACCATTTAAGTCTATTGGCAAGAATTACGAGGGTAGTACGTACTGTTTAATTTACAAAGTGCGTAAAGATAAAATAGTAAATGAAGATGCTAAAAAATGGCTTAATGAAGGCTTTGAGTTTGAAGCAAGTGTAAGAATGCAGTATGTAGATATTGATCTTGCTATTGATTCCAATGACGAAGACTATGAAAAAGAGAAAACCATTTTTGACACATATTACCCCCAAATAGCCAACAAGTCAGACTATGAAGATATATTCTACTTCTGGGTTGTAAAACAAGCTAAAAACGTGCTTGAAAGTTCCCTTGTAATGTTTGGGAGTAATCCAGCAACAGGAAGAATACAAGAAAACGAAGAGCCGGTTAAATCCACTCTTATAAATATCGAGCCGGCGGATGCCACTCATGGTGAACAAAACAAAAATATTAACGATTTATTTTTAATTTAAAATGAAATTCGAAAGAAAGACACTAAAACAGATCGCGGAAATGTCACCGGAGGAAAAGGAGGCATATTACACCGCAAAAGAAGCTAATGATGCAGATGTTAGGAAAGGAGAAATTGACGCAGCTTTAGATCCTATTTTAAAGGGCCAAAAAACCACAGAACAGCAAATTAAAGACATTGCTGAAACGGTTAATTCCATTGAGGAAAAAGTACGCGTTCAGATGCAGCCTGAAATGAAAGGTTTCTTACATACGGTTATTAAAGAAAATCATGAAGCAATTGTAGAGGCTTTCAAAGGAAGAGAACATTTCTCTTTTACCGTTGAAAAAGTTCCTGCAATGCACATGACTAATAACGGTACAGTAAGCAATGTATCTGGATTAACATATCCTACTGGTTCATTTGAAGTTGACAACGATATTGCGTTGATCAGAGTTCCGGAAAACTTTATTCTTAATGTTATCAGGAATACTCAAAGAGCCAATGTTCCTGAGTATGTAATCAAAAAACAGCAGGTTCCGGGAGAAGGAGCGGCTGCAGTTGTTGCCGAAGGAGCTGTTAAGCCTTTGATCCAGAAAAAATTTCAGAACACTTCTACAATGAGAAAAAAATACGCTGGACGTATTGAGTGGAGTGAGGAATTTGTAATGGATTTTCAAGCCTTACTGGATGCTATTATTGACATGTTTGAACTTGATGTTCTTACGGCATGGCAGGATGGTTTGGTTGATCAAATTGAGGCCAACGCAACCGCTTATGTTGCTTCATCCTTAGATGACACGCTGCCAAATCCAGATAATGGACTGGCTATCGTTGCAGTTATGCAGCAGATCAAGTCATTAGGATATAATCCAAACTTCGCGATTATGAACCCAGCTGACATTGATGCAGCAGTTTACACCCAGGATCAAAACGGAAACTTCTCATTGAAACCTTATATAGACGCTTCCGGGAATAAAATCGCTGGATTAACCGTAATCCCGACATTAAAAATGAACCAGGGAGAAGCATTAGTGGGTGATTTCTCAATTTACAAAGAGATCCACACAGGATTTATATTCAGAAGAGGTCAGTATGATGATCAATTCATTAGAAATGAGTATACAGCAGTAGGGGAAGTGTTCTCTGTGATCAACGCAGCGCCAGCACAATATCCGGCAGTAGTTAAAATCAACCTTGCAACTGTTAAAGCAGCTTTGCTTAAACCAGCAGCTTAAAATTTACAATTATGTCAGCAAAAATTAAAGTAGACGAAAAAGAAGAAAAAGAAATCAAAGGGACTAAGGTATCTTTTGATAAAGTGTCAGAATATAAGGCAATTAAACTTAAGTCTGACGGTGTTACATACGTTGAACATAAGGTTCTGGCCGATAAGCTTATCAGTAAGAAATTAGCTGAAGAAGTTAAAGGAGTTGAAATTGAAGTTTCTGAGTCTAACACTCAGATTCTAAAAGGAGATAAAAAATAGTCATGAGTTTAATAGACAATACATACTTTCAGGATTCGAACATTGTGGCCAACATTAATGAGCCTGATCCCAATGCGAAAACAGACAATGTTTTGGGCCTTAAGATAATTAAGGGCGAAAGGGATGTATTGTCTTTTGCTTTTGGCTTTGAAATGTGGGAAGATTTCAAACAGTACATCACCAATGGAATAGATGGTAATACGCCCGGAAACTACTTGGAGATAATAAACGGCAAGACCTACACCATACAGGGTAAAAAGCACTATTGGGAAGGCTTAATTCTGCCAGAAACAAAAGAAAGTCTTTTAGCTGATTACGTGTATTGTACTTATCATGATGATAACCAAACACAGACTACAGGAATAGGAGAAGTTGCAGTAGATAACAAGGTGGGGAACCGCGTATCAATGACCTCCAAAATGACCAAAGTCTGGAATAGGTTTATAGAAAAACTTCATGGTGGATTCAGGTCTCACCCTTCAGGGTTTACAATAGAAGGAAACCCATTTTGGTATTTACCAGGTGGAGGTGTGGATTATTACGGTATCAATCGCAAGTCCGGGAATGTATCTTTAGTTCAGTTCCTGTTTGACAATAAATCAGACTATCCTTTGCTTGATACTAATTATAGGAGGTTTGGGGAATTTAAAAATGAGTTGGGATTATGATTAATCACCACGTCTTATTAGATCAGCTACTTAATGGCGCTTTCGCTGTTGAATACAATGGTAAAGAATGGATCATTAAGTACACTGAAGGAGATCTTGTCGAACTGACTAAAAAACTGAATGATTCAAGCTCTAAATATCCTTTAATTTGGCTTCAAACAGGTTATGTAGTAAGTGAAGGAGTTTCTAAAAATCAAACAGTACTAAAGGGGTGCAGGTTCTTTTTTATCACAAAAGGAAGTTTAAATGACAGGTATAAGAAAAGGTTTGAAGATACTTATCAGTTTTTGCTTTATCCTATCCTTTTACGTTTCAGAAGTCTTATAAACAAAACAAAAGGGATTGAAATATCTGGTGGTTGGAATTATACTGCACTTCCCTTGAATGATGTTGATGAGCTTAACAGTAAAGACGCTAATGGTAAACGTAAACCCGAACCTGTAACAATTGGCGATGTATGGGACGCTGTGATTCTGGAAATAGATTTAACGATTTCAGAAGACTGTTTCCCCGAATTAAAATTTAAAAATTAAAATAAAGTTATGTTAACAATCAAAAAATGTAATGAAGCCGGACTTATTGCCAGATTAGGGGGTATGTTTTGCGGCGAGGAAATGGTAACCGGGGTTATTTTCGCAGACAGAAGAGTGCGATTCGACCCGGCAACTTTTACTAAGACAATTTTGGATGGTTTCATTCAAAAGGATTGGATCATTGGAACAGTAGAAATTGATGCAGCAGAAGATGCTGATGTTGATCCTGGGTATACTGATCTGGCGAACGGGAAGAGTATCAAAAATACTGACGGTGTTAAGAAGTGGAATATGACCTTCTACAAAAACAGTTGTTTCCAGAATCAGCTTCAGAAGCTCGACAAATCAGAGAGATATTCTATTTTCTTGGTATTTGCTGACGGTTCCGTAATTGGACAGCAAATGAAAGACGGAAAAATTAAAGGTTTCGATGCGAGATTATTCACCGGCATCAAGAAAGTTAAGACTGCTGCAGAAGGCGGAGGTTCTACATTAAGAATCGACCTTGCTCCTTCTGCAATGAAATATTGGCAAGGCCAGGCGGTTGTATTTGAAGCTGATGATGTTGCTTTCGATGAACTGAATCCGGTAACGGCGGTAAGCATTGATATTCTTTCAGCCTTAACTGCTACATCTACCACAACGAAAGTTAAAGTTACCAATATGTGTGCTGATTCGGTTGTTTCGGGATTAGTAACGGCGGATAATTGGAGTATGAGAAGAAATGGGGATTTAGAGCCTGTTACTGCTGTTGCGGAGCTAAACGGTGATTACACATTTACTCATGCAGCACTGACTGCGAACGATAGTATTTCATTTGAAATTGATGTGGCGGGATCACCTGTTTATGTACTTGATACGGATTATTATGCAGGTAAATCGGAAACTGAAAAAGTAGCGTAATGAAATACGAAATTATAAATTATGTAATAGTACCACCAAAGCCTTTTCCTTCCATGGGAGAGGCGGTACGCTACATACAGAAAAGGTTTCCGGAATTGACTCGGAACACGATTGAAAAGTATATTTCTCCAAAACCACCAGAAGATGGCAAAGATAAATCCGGAAACATTTCTGAAGAGGATCCAGCTGGCGAAAAAGATGATGCCAAAGATGGTCCAACAGGCTCTAAAAGAGTCAAATCTGGAAAAGATCAACCAGGACAATCTACTTAGGGGCAAAACAAATGATGGCGGGCGAATGCCCGCTTACTCTACCAAGTACCGCCGTGGAAATTTGTTCTATGCAGATTATAAAAGCCGTGCCAATCCATTAAATAACCGGCGATGGGACTTAAAACACTGGTGGGATAAGAAATACGACGGTAAATTTTACAAAAGTATAAAAGCAAGAGTCAATCTGAAGGAAGTAATATTTACTACCAATTATGACCCGGTTTATATGCGCGGTATTTATTCTGTGATCTCAAAATCCAGAATTGTTGGTATTACGAAAAAGCAGATGATTGATGTTCAGATCGCCAACAAACCCAAAATCAAGTCAAGGCTTGATAAACTTGTTAATACGGGAAGACTATAATGTGCAATTGCAGTAAAGCGGTCTCAAAAACAGACTGCCAATTATTAAAAAAGTACGCAACAGATCCGGCAAAACGATTTTTTATCTATCATGTTTTCGATCTGCCAAGAGGTCTTGAAATAGCCTGGATCCCAAACGGACAAAACCCAAATGAAGTTGCGACACAGCGAGGATTTTTAAATGCTGATGGAATCCCTGAATGGTTTAATGTTAAAGAACACCCCTGTTTATATGAAGAAAGCTCAAACCAAAACGAAACTTAAAATTTACCAAGACAGTAAAGAGATCCCCTTCTGGAATTACAAAAGAATAGACCAGACAGGGGATTATTTTTACATGATAAGAGGCTATGAGTCAGGGGATGAGGTTCCTGATGTTGATCTGGATGAATTAAAGGCCAAATATGAAGAAATTGAGCAGGATTACGCTATTTCTATCAACATGAAGAATGAAGAAGTCCTTCAATATGGCCAGATCGCTGTTGCTCAAAATGAAATGAACCGGTACCAACTCATGATCAAAATGATTGATTTGTGCCTTAAAACTCAGGAATTGAGCGATTCTATGGGTGTAACAACTTCAGAAGACTTCAATGAGCAAACAATCAGAGAGCTATTAAAGCATTTTAAGGTACAAAAGTGCGAATCGTTGACGGAACAGCGACAGAAGTTAGTTGAGAAGGTAGAAAAGCATAAAAATAATATTGAGAAACTAAAGAGTTCCATTAATAAAAATGAGGTTACAGATTCGGGAGATTTCAATCTTACTGACCAGTTTATTTGCCTTCAAATGGGACTGGAAATGCAGATTGATGATAAGCAGATTTCATTGTATGAATTTGGGCTTTATGTAAAAAGATTGATTGAGAAAGTGGAAGCAACTAATAAGGCGTTGAAAAATGGGAAGTAATGATGTATTAGCGGTAATTCAAGCCCGGAAATCGGTAGATGAACTTAGATTGATTGAGGCGGAAGGAAAAAAAGTAGTAAAGATGTTCAAAGATATGGTTACTCAGTCAAACCTGATTAATCGATCTTTGAATACCGGAAGACTGCGTGAATTCAACGCTGCCTTACAGGAATTAAACAGTACAACACAACAACACGCTACATTAGAACGTCAATTGGCAGCAGCGCTGGAAAGAACAGCCAGGTTAGAGCATCAGCAGGCGCAATTAGCCACCGAACAGGCCAGGACCAGAAGGGAAGTTTCCCGGGCAACAACAGAGGAAAGTAGAGCCCGCCAGCAATTAGCAAGAGAAGCACAGCAGGAAGCCCGCCAGACAAGGGATAGTAACAGTGTTCATGCTCAATTTACTCGTCAGGTTCGTGAAGCAAGAGACCGAGCCCGGGAATATGGTACCCAGATAAGAAACCTTCGTGAAGGAGTCCGCGCCGGTACGGTTTCTGCCAGGGAATACAGCCAGCAATATCCGGAACTTGTCAGAAGATTTCGGGAAGCAAGAAATGAGGGGATACGACTTCAAAGGCAGCTTAACAATATCAATCAATCAACTCTTCCGGCAAGTCAAAGGTTTGGAGCCTTGAAAGGAAGAATCATGGATATTGTAAAGGCTCTAGGGTTGGTAAATGTCGCTCAGAATGTTGCTGGTTATTTCTATCAGATGGGTGAGAAAGCTTACGAGACATCCAAGAAGCTTGACACCTTGCGTCTTTCGCAGAAAACTGTATTTGAAACCAATGATGAGGTTTACAAGCAGAATGACTTTTTAACGAAAACAGCAGAAAGATATGGAATTGAGATTCTGGGTTTAAGTGATGCTTATACGAAGTTTGCCGCATCTGCAAAAGACACCTATTTGGAGGGGCAAAGATCACAAACCATATTTGATGCGGTTACAAGATCCAGCGCGTTGCTTGGTGTCAATACTGAAGATACCACCGGTATTCTCCGTGCGTTAGGGCAAATGATGTCTAAAGGAAAGGTCCAGGCGGAAGAATTACGTGGCCAGCTTGGGGATCGTATGGCTGGTGCATTTAAATTATTTGCTGACGGAATGGGAGTTTCTACCGCTCAGCTGGATAAAATGCTGAAAGATGGTGAAGTGTTGGCAGATGATGTTTTGCCGAAATTCGCCGAACAGCTCAATAAAAAATATTCCCTTGGAATTGGGGAAGAAATACAAACGCAAGCAGCAGCCACCAATAGAGCTGCTAATGCTTGGGTGGCTTTTGTTGATGGAATAGAACAGGGTTCCGGAGCTATTTCAAAATCAGTAATCAGTGTTTCCACTGCATTTACTAGGATGCTTGAAATGTTAACCCCAAATAAGGAAGTTACCATTATTGAGAAAGAGCAGGCTGAATTAAATATGCTGGGTTATGAGCTTAAAAAGAATTTCAATGATGAGAAAAAGAGAAAGGAAATATTAGAAGAAATTACTAAGATTAATCCTTTTTTCCTCAATGGTCTGGACAAGGAAAATCTAACACTAGAAAGTATTGGCAACCAGTTACGTATTGTAAACGAGCAGTACGTTCAAAAAATAGCCTTAGAAAAAGCAGGAGAAAAAATAAAGGAATTAGTTGAAGACCAAGCACAGGCTTACATCTATTTAAATAAAGTATTTTCTGAAAATATTGTCGTGTATAACGGCATGAATGAAGTCACAAAGAAAACCTTAGAAGACTTTAAAAATGGTTCAATAGGCTATTGGGATGCTTTAGCCAAAATCAATAAAAATACAAAGGCATTTACTAAAGAAAATGATACCGCTAGAGATATGTTGAACCAAATGAATTCAATCATTGCTCAGGGTACATTAAACTTTGATGGTTTTAACAGGGGTATTGACGGAAATAGAATTGCAATCAAAAATGCTACAGCCGAATATAATTCTTTGGTGAATATGTTTGACAAAATGCTAGGAAAGCAGAAGCAATTGGTATTTATGAACGGTCTTACCTCAAAAAGCTTTGACGGAATGGGTAAAGAGCAGATTAACCGTTTTAAAGAAGCTAACGAAATCATTCAGCAAGCGACCCTTAAAGGTGAAAAGTTTGCCTTAGTCCGCAATGTTTGGAGGGCTCAAAACGCAAAAGGAGGCTGGTTTACAACAAATAAAAAGGCAGATGACTGGTTCTTGGAAGATGGAATGCTGAAGAAAAGAGAAAAGTCCAAAGGTATAGAAAAAGTCGAAAAGCCTAAGCCATATACCGGTGCTAAATTAGATGGTTATCAAAAGGACAAGATGAACACCCTGCAAGCTGAAAGGGACACTTCCATTGCCTATTTAACACAGCAACAAAATGAAGGTCTTATTAATGAACAGCAATTCCAGGAAAAAAGAATTGAAATCATTAAGGGTTACACTGCGAAGGTTCAAGCATATTTAAAAGGCACCAATGCCAAAGAAAAACAAGTTGAAGGAGCTGCTATATTAAAGGCTTCATCGGAAATCAAGAGTTCGCTTAAGGAGCAATATGATTATTTCCAGAAAGAGGCTGAAAACACCTTCCAAATGAGTCAAAACATATTTGAAAGACAGGCCACTGCTCTTGAAAATGATGATTACTTGACTAATACGGAGCGTCTTGATAAGCAAATCGAATTAGATGGTAAAATTTTAGAGTCGACGACTCAATTTTATGAGGATCAAATAGCTCTAGCAAAAAGGCTAAATCAGGATGTTTTATCTGTTGAGAGGAAAAGGGATGAAGAAATTGGCAAAATACAGGATGCAAGGTCTGAAAAGATAAGGTCAAAAATTGAAGCCCGTATTAAAGACCTTGAAACCGAAAGCGCCAATGCTACCTTCAAGGAAAATGTAACTTTTGAAGAGCAAAAAAGGTTAATCCTTTCCAGTAAGAAGCTTTCTAATGAAGAAAAAACTTATAGAATTTCATTACTGGAAATTGACAATCAAATAAAGCAGAACAATCTTAAAATTGCAGAATTAAAAGCACTTAAAGCCGAATATGATTTAAAAGTTGCTATGGCTGATTTACAGGGTCAGAAAAGCCCGGAGTTTGCCAACAAGTCATTAGAGGCTGAAAACCAAATTAAGAGTTTAGAAACCAATAATACAGAATTAAATAATGATGCAAAAAATCTTGTATCAGAAAAAACACAAGCCCTCCGGGATGCAGTAACACAAGGATTTAAGACCATTGGATTTGAACAATTAGCTGATGCTTATTCCGCAACCATGATTAGGCTAAAGAATGACACTGCCTCATGGAAAGATTACGCGGTACTTGCTGCAACTGCAGTATTAGAATCACTGAGCAAGCTTAATGAAAAGCAAAAAGAAAAAACTCTTGCTAATCTTGACGAACAGCTTAAATATTCACAGGAAACAGCAGATCAGGAAACGGAATTCATTAATGGACGTTTAGAGCAACTAAATGCTTTAGAGGACCTTACTACAGAGCAGATGGACGAAAGATCACGTCTGGAAGCTGAAGCAATGGTAGTAAAAGAACAGCAACGTCAACGGGAAAAATTGATTGAAACCCAAAAAGCAAAAGCCGAACAAAAGGCAGCTGCTCAACAGGCTTTAATTAACGGTGCATTAGGAGCAACAACTTCACTCGCTCAATACGGCTTTAATCCAGCTGGGATCATTGCTGCTGCGCTTGCTCTTGCGTTTGGTGTTGCTCAATCAGTATCGATCATGTCAAAAGATCCAACCCCTAAATATTGGAAGGGTAGACAGAGAGGTCCGGCAGAGTGGGCATGGAGAGACGAGCAGGGCGCCGAACTTCATACAGACAAATATGATAGAATTAAATCTTTTGGATCCAACAGCGGAGCAAAGTTGACCTGGCTCGATGAAGGAGACAAAATTTATACCGCTAATCAGACAAAGGATATTTTGAAGACTATGGGTCCAAATACTAAGATTGGACACAGGTTAATTAAAAAATCTATACAACAAAGCCTGCAAGTACCTTATGTTAATATCATCAACAAAACAGAAGACAATAGTGAAAAAATAAGTCGATTGATCGCTAAAGAGGTAAGAAAGGCTCAAAGAGATTTAGGCACAACTTCCATACGGAAAGAGAATGGTAGAATTATTAAAGAAAGACCAGGATATGTATCAAGAGTAGTAGGGACATACGATTTAAAAACAGGAGAAGAGACATGGATATAAAAAATATTGCCTTTGAGAACGGGGTAAAGAAAATATTTAAAATGATTGTCGTTTCCGGGCAATATGCAGGAGATTATGTAATTGAAACGCCTGATGGCTGGAATCAGGCGGACTCAATTGTCAATGTTGATGATGAATTGTTTTTTGTGAAGGATTTCATCATTGGAGACAATGAGAAGCTTGTATTCTGGCAGTATAGCCAACCCATCGCCTTTAATTTATTGAAAAACGTAAACGAAGAGCAAAGGGGTGACGGACATGTTATTTTCAAATGGATTGCTGTAAAAAATGGGGTGGAATACGATCTCCTTCAGGATAATTTTGAAGTGAATTTTAATAAGTATTCCCTGAAGCCTGGAAAAAGTATGTTTAAAATCGAAATTGAATTGATCAAGAGCGAAGCCAGGAACAAATTATTTAACAGGGAAGATACTTCAATTGACTTGTTTGCAACAAAAGATCTGGATGAAAATGTGATCACGCCAGTAGAAACATTTCCAATCGGGTATAAGAAAGGGAATAAAACCCTTACTAATTTATATTATTACGATATTTCACAGCTGCAGTCAACTGTTTTCCCAAGTAATTTTCATTTTTTGTCTTTTGCAAGGTCCGAAGAATATGAATTTGGCGACAATACGAATGCTTATGCGGGAATGAAAATTGGAGCAACTTATCCGTATGAGCTTGGTCCTTTTGTTTCAACCAACATAACCCTGAAGAAAATAGAAATTGAGATCGTCGATATGCATGTCAAATTTAGAAGACAGTCTGCAGGGGCACCTGCCGTAACTCTATTTGCTATTGTGACTGGAAATAATTATAGAAAAATTTATGGGCTTAAAGCAGCAACTCCCGTAATGGGAAGCCCGGACTATTCTGAAATAATAATAGATTATGAAAAATTCCCTTTATTAAATCCCGAAAATCTTCAGCCTGGACAAAGTTTATCCCTTGTTTTTAACTGTGATGATTTTTTCATGTATGAAAGCATTAAAACAAATACAAGTATTATCATCACAACCAATATGGAATCCCCGCTGGTGAGGACAAGCGGGATAAGACTTATTGAAGGGTTCCGGCAATTGGTGAAAAGCTACACAGCATCTTCCTTGAATGTTGTGAGTAATTTTTTAGGACCCGGTGGGACATTTTTCAACACTTCTATTTCTACCGGAATTTTCCTGCGTGGTCTTCCACTTAGATATACTACACAGAAAATAAAAACTTCAATGAAATCCATGTTAACTGATGGAGCCGCAAAACTGTTGACGCTGGGCTATGACATTATTGGAAACGATGTTGTGATAGAAGATTTAAAATACTTCTTTAAAGATTTTCAGTCCTTCGATCTGTCAAACAAACAATATTTGAATGATTACAACTTTGATAATGACAAGGATGTTACTTTTAATAGCCTCGTTTTTGGATCCAAAAAATACTCAACTAAAATAAAGGACGATATTCAGAACTTTATTACTGTGGCTGAGTTTTCAACGCCTATAATAACGGTGAAAAATAAGTTTGATAAGCAGACAGATTTAATCATTGACGAGTATAAGATACAGGAGCTGATCGAGGATAAGTCAACATCAACCAATGATAATGACGATGATTTGGTCTTAATTGATATGGTTGAACAAACCAATTATTGGGATTCCGGGGTATTTGAGAACTGTTTTCACTCAGTAGATGGGGGTTATTTACTGTTGACATGTACATCAACAGCATTTGATACAACCATGATTCAGGAAGGAGGAGAGGTTCAAATAACCGAAGGCATCAATGCCGGCTCATGGATAGTATTAAGTATTGATGGTGCCAAAATGAAATTGAGCAAGAGTTCAGGAATCGTTGAAGGCGCATCTGATACACCATTATATTACAATATTTCATCACTGATTAAAAACAGGTCTCTGAATGATGGATTTACTGAGCCAAACTACATAAGAAATCCGGAAACGTCAACGAATGCAAGGCATAATCCCAAATACCATATGGCCAGATGGTTTCAATATTTTGGAAGTGGGCTGACAAAGAAAAAAGGAACTGATATTATCAAGGTTACCAATTACAAGAATGAAGAAAGAGCTTCCATGAAGGCGGTATCACCAGATTTAGCATATGAGTTACCCGGAACGGTTGTTGTTGGGGCTAACGAGCCTTTAAGCAGGCTGCGAGCAAACACGCCGCCGTTATTCAACGGGCAAACTGTAGACATCAAGTTTACGCAGGTAACATTTGAAGACTTTATTACCCTTTATGAAAATTGGAGGTATGGTATTGGCGGGAATCGGCTTAATAGCAGGGGGTATATAACCATAAATTCACCCATAGGTATTTTAGATGTATATCCCTTTGGTGATGGCGCCTTTTCTCATAATAGGAGGTATAACACATTGGGTATAAAAGGGAAGATCAAAGGAAAGGCAATTGCAAATCCAATCCTTATTTCGGCTATTCAGGTTAACAGAAATACATTCACATTAGTTTGGGATTATGTAGACGAATTCGTCAATCCGGTGATTTCTATTCAGTATTCATTGGATGGACAAAGCTGGATCAGCGTTAAAACCGTTAACGATGTTAAAACCGATACTGTTACTTCAGATGCACTTAATAATGTGCTTACCGGAACGGATGTTTATTTCCGGATCATGGTAAGCTCGGATGAGTATTTCAACAAAATATCTAACACGCAGGTTGTTAACTGGCAATTTAATGACTACCGGATCACTGAAATAAGAAGGGCTGAAAATTTAGAATGCGGTTATAGCGAGCTTGTATTTGACATTGAGGGCACTGTTGATCTGAATGTTGAATGGACGTTTAATAGTTATCCAGGAGGCGGAAAAGCACAGTGTATTGATTATACAGGACCGGAACAGATCAACATAATAACAGATTACGGAATAGACGCAACCGAGATTAGAAATACTACTATTTCTGTTGATGGAGAAAGTAAAAGATTTGAACTGAGGCTATATGATTCTGACAAGGACGCAGACCTGACATTTTTGAAGTGTTACAAAACTCCTCATAATAATGAAATAGCTTTAACATCGGCTGATATGTTCGTAAAATTGACTAATACAGAGACATCTGAAGAGGATTACATAGCTCTAAATGTTTTCACAACTAAATATTACTAACTCAATGTTTACAGTCGCCAATACTAGAAGATAGTTATGATAATTTTGTTATATGCAGAAATTCTGGTACCATAGCCCGGTTAGGTTTTATAAAACCATGGAAGAGTTGGAAGATATGACCAACCCTCAGAATACACAGTATTACGGGCACAAAAACCCATATCCATTAGAATACAATTCGTATCACAGGTTTTTGATTCCAAATTATCAGAATGAAGTTCCGGAGGATAAAGAATTGCAATTGTGGATTGTGGGTGATGAGGAAATAAGAATTCCTTGTGAATTTGGCATTTATCAGAATAAACTGGTTAGAGTTTCATTCATCTGCTATGAAATTTATTTATCAGGACGTTTTGAGATCAGAACCGAAGACGGGGATGTTTTATTCTATTCTAACTGTGTTCAGTTTGTAGACAGTGAAGATGATGAAGGCCGAAAATTTATCAGAATAGCCACAAAGCATACTTATGCTAAAAACATATTCCCTTTTGCTAATCAGCAGCATGACTGGATGGTGACAAGCCTTCCCGGTTATTGTCTGGGAGAATTCAGCGTTGATGAAGATGTTGATTCTGGCCAATCCGGAAACCTGGAAACAACAGTTATAAATGATGCGCTATTGGAAGAGAGTGTAAGTTATTTGTTTCAAATTGAAGGCGATAATAACATCATGACCTTTATTTCCGTACACTCCGTTAACAATGATTTTTATATTGACGGAACCAAGCGAACCAGGAAAGAGAAGCCAGAAATAGGAGATAATTCAGCGTGGATAACAATGAAATTTTCAAATGTGAAGGATAAAAATGGTTTAAATATCATTTTAGATGAAAGCAAAATATTTGACGATGTAATTAAAAAAGCATTATCAAATGATTTAAAGACAGTTTTATACACATATAATAATAACAAAAACGCAATACCTACAGGATAATGCCAAATATACCATTCATAGATTTAAAGCCTATTTCAGGACTTGAAAAAGTTAATACTTTTGATCCTGGAAGTCTTTTGTTTGCAGGCGCAGATGGAATACTAAAGCGAATTGATGCAGAAAAATTCTATCAATTACTTAATAATGTAGCAAAACCAATTTCACCATCTGATCCATCACCTACAGTTGTAGGATGGTACAAGCCTCAAATTTCATCAGAGCTTGATAAGCCAACAGATCCAAATAGCACAACAGATTGGGGAGAGAAATATCCTAATGCAGGAAATCTACGTGCAAAATCTGGTTATGATACATTATTTTGGTTTGGCGGGGGGACAACGTGGAAAAAAGCAGAGGTAAAGTTGCCTTCAAATAGTGCAAAAACTGTTTATGATCCTACTGACAATGTAAATCCATCTACAATGAAGGCTGCTGCTGACAGATGGGACAAATTACTATATGTTAATAAGGGTTTTTTGGAAAATCCGAGCGGTTATATTGATGTTAAAAATTACATTGATGAATCAATCAAAGGTAGAGAAACAAAAGAAGGAATTATTATTGATTTGAATGTTTCTAGTGATTACATATTCAATGTAACAACTACTGGATTACAAAATATTCAGATTATACCTAGGATAGGGGCAATATCAAATGATATTTTTAACTTAAAATTAGTTTGTGAGTTAAAACCTAATATTGTTTTTTCAGACAATATTAAGTTTATAGGAGATCAACCCCCTAATTTTGATAGTGGCTTTACTTATATCATCGTATTTCAAACGTTTGATTTTGGGAATACATGGTTTTGTTCAATTGTTGGAGCTTATTCAGATAAAACAAAGCTTCTTTTTAATGAACAATTTAAAGTAGGAAATATTACATCTTTAAGTTCATTCAATTCCAACTCTATTATGTCCGATGGTACAAAAGTAACGATGTCTGGTGCAGTAACAGGAGATTCTGTATTTTACAAAGACGTGGGTTCTCCATTCTACATTGTATCGGCCACTTTTGGACTAGTAAATGCTAGATCAAAGCTTGTATATAAAGCAATTGACAATAGTAACTTTGGATTAATTGGGTACAATGGCATTCCAAATAAAGTATCGATTATAGCTGTTATAAATGGGGCCGTATCTGAGAATTTAACAATAGATGTGCCGGGCATGAATGACAGATCTAATGTTAATTTCAAAGTTAAAGTAGGATTAACTACTTGGAAATTTTATGTTAATGAAGTTTTAGTCAAAACATTTAATAATCCTGCAGGTCTGCCAGGAGCTACTAAAGTAGGAATTATTGCTGATACTAATCTTAGAGACGTATATGTAAAACAGTTAAGTGTTTCAAGTAATGGCTAGAAAATCAATGTTTAGAGCTTCCGGAAGCCTGGTTCCAGAAAAAAAAATACAATTTGACACTATAGTCCATGTTAGTGAAAATTGGGTATATAAGTTAATAGGCAAAACACTTCATATTTCTCAGGATTATGGTATATCATACACCAAAATATTAGATTTCTCAAGCAAGCTTAATGAAATTAGATTTATTCATAGATTTTCAAATGGCACATTATTACTTGCTGATAATAAAAGGATAGCCTTTACGAACGATAATGTAAATTTAATTTATTCTAACGTTTACAATCTGGACGGTTCTGTATATGTACCTAACATAAATTATGATAACTTCACGCTCGTTAATGGTTCTAACATTCAAAAAATGAATAATGGCACCAAAGAGGTTTTTATGTGGGGGAATTATAATAATTCAGAAAATGACAGCATGTCACCTAACTGTTTTATATGGTATACCGAGGATTTTGGCGCTACAATTAGGTGCATTTATCATTTTGGAGAAAGTATCCCGGTTAATAAAACGACACCTTTGTATGCGCGTCACGTACATAATGTAGAGTATAATCCTGCTGACAATACATTTTGGTTTTGTACAGGTGATACACCTATGGAAATAAATGCTAATTGGGGCAAAATCGTTCCTAATCCATCTTCATCAACGGGCTTTGATGTGTACTGGATAAATACAGGAGAGCCATATCAGGTTTCTAATCTTGTTTTTGATGGAGGTTATATTTACGCATCATTAGACACTGCCGGAGGTGGATTAGTTCGTATTAAATATGAAAATGCTGCTGATCCTACTAAGTTTGAACATTTAAAAACCGGGTTAAATGATATTTTATTCATATATGTAAAGAATAATCATGCAATAATAGTTCAATCACGTTGGAAGGGTACTCAGGAAGGAAGGCGTTTTTGGTATAGCCCCAATTTAAGTGGAAATATTTGGCACGAGATATATGGGGATATGCCTGAGGGATATACAGATGCATCAATATATTGCAGAGTTTATTATCCAAATTCACTGGGAATGATATTATCTGGAATTCAGATGAATTTCAACCAGGGTTTTCACTTGTATAATTTCACTCCATCGGTATGGTTAAATGATATTTTGGACAAGAATGGATTTAAAGATGCTTTTAAATAATTTTAAAAATGAATGGAAAACTTAAACTACAATATAAGCGAACTACTCGCATTAATCATGTCGGTGCTGATAGGTTCCGGCGCCTATATTTCATTCGTGTACATAAAAAACAAGCAAAAGATAAGTACAGCATATGTAATAGCAGTACTGCTTATCAATCTTTGCTTGACTTATGTGGCATCAGAGCTTTTAAAGGCTTTCAATTGGAGCGAATGGCGAAATCCTTCACTACCTATGGTAGCGTTTGCAGGTCAATATTTGACGGACTGGATGGACAAGAGGTATTTAAAAATATTCGACACTGCAGCTAAGCGGGCCGGAATTAAACTAAATGATAAAGATGATGAATCTAACGATAAAAACTCCGAAAATGAAAATCGATAAAGACAAATTATACGCTTTTCTGATTGTTTTGCTAATCTCGGTATTTGCCTTTGTAGTGGGAAACATTTTCAAAGAAAGCAATGAGAAAGAACTTACTGAATTAAGGAAGATTCAGGAGGAACAAAAAAATGCAAGATACCAATCAGAATTACGGGAGCAGGCAGCTAATAATAAGAGCGACTCTTTTAGAAGTGTTTTAGAAAAACAAAACATTGGTATAGGAATTCTGAACGACAATTTTAAGAATATGAACAATAGTATTCTTAACATGAAAACTATGTATGATAAAAATTTCACGGATCTTAAAAATTTACAAAATGAAAACGATCACATTAATTCTGCTTCTATTAACGAGCAATTTGATTTTATCTCAAAATATAAATACAAGGAATATTCCGGAGGGACAAATCCCTGAAGTATACAAAGGGCTTAAACAAAACGAATATTTAAAGGCTAGGCTTCAGAAGACAGAATCAGCACTTTCCAGCGCAAACCAGCTTATCAACGAACAAGACAGGGTTATTTCCGTTAGTAAAACACTTTTGAATGCGAAAGATGAAGCAATGGGAACTATGTTAGAAATCTCAAAACAAGACAAAATCGCAGCCGAAGAAAGAGAAAATCAGCTAAAAATTGACATTTCATACTTGAAAACAGAAATTGACTTGGTAAAAAAAGAGTCTGAAATTAAACAGCGGAAAAGGTTTTGGAATGGATTAAAAATAGGCGGTGTTTCTGTAGTTATTTTGGGAGCTGCTGGTCTCATTTTGTTTAATAATTAATAAATAGAAATGAATAGAAAGATTTTTTTTGATGAATACAGGAAAACCTTAGATCCTGATAAATCGATAAGCATTCAGGAAGTAAAAGACATTGATCTTTTTTTATCATTTTATGAAAGAGATATTGCAATGTATTCAGTTTCGCAATGGGCATATGTATTTGCAACTGTATATCATGAGACAGGTGCTACATTTCATCCGGTAAGGGAGGCTCCAAAAGCTTCAGAGAATTGGAGAAAAATGAACTTTAGATATTACCCCCACTATGGGCGTGGCTATGCTCAGCTCACTTGGGAAAAAAATTATGATAAATATTCCAAAAAACTAAATATTGATTTGGTAAATAACCCTGATATGACTATGATTCCGGAAGTAGCTTGGTATATTTTAGTTGATGGGTTTAGAACAGGGATTTTTACAGGAAAAAAGATTTCTGACTATATTAACGATAAGGAAAAGGATTACAGAAATGCCAGAAGGTGTATCAACGGCACCGATCGAATGGACCTTATCGCAAATTATGCAAAAGAGTTTGAACGAATATTAGAACTATCAAACTAATGCATCCCTATTATTAAGGGATATTTTGTATCGCAGAGTCTATCTTAATAGTAAATTTTTTGGCGCCAAGATTATTTAAATGGTCTGCATCAAAAAAATATCCATCGTTAAATTCAGAATCATTCATCAAATTTAAATAATGACAATTATTATTGTTTTCTATTTGCTTTTTTAAAAATGAAAAAGTAGTGTATAGTTGTTCATTTTTAGTTAAATTTGAATAATACTCGGTCACTGGAGCTGAAACAAATAATATATTTATTTTATTTTTTTTAGCATAATAAATAAAGTTCTCTATTGCCTTTGTATTATCAATGTAAGCTCGTTTCCCTTTTTCTGAATCTATGGTGATAGAATGTCTTTTAGCTGCTATTTTAGCACTGGATATTAAATCATTTTTAACGCTACTTTTGTATAGTGTACCAAATCCATACTGATTACAATCAATGTCTGTTTTTCCGTATTGATAATAGTTTTTTAGCCTTTTGATATTATCAGAAAATTTGCCATTAAAAATTTCAAGATGGTCTTCAAATTTATTGGATGAAATATCATTATAAATAGTATAGTTTTTCATTCTCCAATCTTCAATTCCATATTCTAATTTAGAATATAAGGAAATGTAATCAATTGGAATTACTATTGTTTTCAAATTTTTCCAGTCTTTGAAATTATTGAACAATTTCCAGTCTAAAGATAAATCCTGTGAAGTCATAGCCAGATTAAACCCTTTGTATTTTGAAAATTCCGGATTTACTCCAAAAAATATATGAGAACTACCTAAATATAATACTTCAATTTCTCCTGAATTTTTTGTTAAATAGTCATTTTTATAGGAATAATCATTAGGAACCTTTCTTAAGGAAAATTCAATAATACCCAGGCAAATAATTATAGGGAATAAAAATAGGAATATATTTTTTATAAGTTTTTTCATGAATTAGAATTGAAAGTAAATAAATGTGTGCTGTTCTCCAGAAAAGTAAATAATCATTGCAGCAATGAAGTAATAAAGCCCCCATCTTACAAAACGATTATTTATTGAATGTATATTTTCAATTGCAAAGTTGTTTCGCCTTCCAATCCATTCTATTCCTATAAAAACTACGATTATTGAAAATAACCAAAGAACATCTTTTTGAGGATAATAAAACAAAGATCTGCTGAACATCCTACGAATGTATTTTAATGCTTCTAAAACAGAATCAGACCTAAAGAATATCCATGCAAATGTGGCAAGTCCAAAGGTGATTATTATTTGACAGAACTCTTTTAAAGATGGAAACACAGAGTTTTGACCTGCGACATCTAAATTTTTTCTGTTTGTCTTAACAATAATTGATGGCATTATAAATAATGCATTTAATCCACCCCACACAATAAATGTCCAGTTTGCACCATGCCAAAATCCGGAAACCAGAAAAATGATGAAAGTATTACGAACTCTCATCCAATTTCCTCCTTTACTTCCTCCCAATGGAATATATAAATAATCTCTGAACCATGAGGAAAGCGAAATATGCCATCTTCTCCAGAATTCTGCAATATCACGGGAGAAATAAGGGTAATTGAAGTTTTTCAAAAGATCAAATCCCATCATCCTGGCAGTTCCTAAAGCTATATCAGAATATCCTGAAAAATCCCCATAGATCTGAAATGAGAATAAAATAGCCCCGATTAGAAGTGTACTCCCATTTAATCCATAATGTAATTCAAAAATATCATTCACATAAATAGCACACTGATCTGCTATTACTATTTTTTTAAAAAGCCCCCAAATAATCTGTCTTAATCCACTTACTGCATTTTCATAGCTAAATTGTCTTTCCTTTTTTATTTGTGGCAAGAGATGTGTTGCTCTTTCTATGGGGCCTGCTACAAGAAGGGGGAAAAAGCTAACAAATAATGAGTAATCAATAAAGTTTCTTTCTGCTTTAATTCTTTTTTTATAAATATCAATCACATAAGATAATCCATGGAATGTGTAAAAAGAAATTCCTACGGGAAGTATAATATTAAGCAGCCAAACATTTACTTTGATGCCAAAGCCATTAAGAAGGTCTGCAAAACTTCCGACAAAGAAATTATAATATTTAAAGAAGCCAAGGAAACCAAGATTGATGACAATACTCAAGGTAAGCCAGAATTTAGCTTCACGATTTGTTTTGCTGTTCTCTATTTTTATTCCTGAGATATAATCAAGACCAATGGAAAACATGAGTAAAAAAAGAAACCGCCAATCCCAACAAGCATAGAAATAACAGCTTGCTATTGCTAATAATAAATTCTGATATTTTAATTTTTTTCTTAAAGACCAATATATACAAAGGACAATTGGGAAGAAGATAGCAAAGCTTAATGAGTTAAAAAGCATTTGGGTAATAAATTTGTTTTCAATTAATTTTATCGAATATACAGATAATATTTTTCATTATTTAATTTAAAACAAATATATAACTTTAAAATAAATCATAATTATGGGAAACAGTAAAGCACACCATACAAATAGGTGTGCTTTTATTCTATGTCATATGAACTATTTTCCAAGCGACAATATTATTGAAATATTTAACAGTATTATTACGATCAATATATTCACAACCAATAATATTTATTCCGATTCTTACCCTATCCCCTACTTTAAACGGATCAACAATATCAGTACGAAGATTATGAACTTCAATTATCAATTTTTGAGGAAATCTTTCTTCAGTTAAAACTATAAATTCCCGTTTCTGAAAATTGTTTTTAAAATATTGTATTGGATAAATACGCTTGATTACTGCTATTAATTCCATCTGGTTTATTTTATAGAAATTCTTTTAAGTATCTCGTTATTTCTATTCTGCTTTCCTATGGTATATTTGCCCGTTGTTTCAGGTGAAAGATGACTTGCCATGCCCTGAGCTAAATTAATTGGAACAATTGGAGCTAATTCAGCATTATTCTGTAGCTCATCTAACTTATCAAGGAACAAATGTTTCCATGTGTAAAAATCCACATTTACTTTGATGGCTTTTTTCGTTATCGGATGAATTATATTGTCAGCCATTTTTACATTATTGCGCCACCTTCTTTGAATTTGCTTAGAACTGATCTGTTTTAATCCAGGTTTTAAATCTTCTGAAAATAGAAAGTCATCTTCATTTTTACATTCTAACAAAACTTGTTTCCAGTAAGGTATTGCAGCCGGAATAATAACCTTTGTCACCCATTCGTATTTTTTACGCTTTTTAATAAGCACTTTATACTCTTGATTTTCTATATCAACATGCTTTTTCTGAACTCTAAATAACTCAGTAGAGCGTGCTCCAGAATATCTAAAAATGTTTGTATATCTGTAAAATGTCGGGTAATTATCATTCAGATATTGTAATATGGCAGAAACCTCTATTTCATCTTTATACACTACTCTTTCTTTAGTATTTTCAACTTTCTTTTTTAAAGATCCTACCGGATTAAATTTAACGCAGCCATATTCTAATAATTCATCAAACATGTTTTTTAAACATGATCTGTGTTTATTAAATACAGACTCGGTTGTAAAAATTTTTTCCAGAATATTTTTAATATGGAAAATTTCAGTTTCAATAATTTTTAAATCCTGATAACTAAGTTCCGGAATAATGCCTTCAATAAGGTTTAATAATTGCCTTGATAATTTGATATAATCATCAGAATAGTTCATCTTATCCCTTATAGCCCAAAGAGCTTCTATAAATAGCATTTCAGGATATATGGATTGATTGCTCATTATAGACTTTGTTATCGGGTTAAAATGTTCTTTATCTAGCCTTTCTTCCATTAACTCCTTATAGAGTATAGCGGTTCTTTTCAGGACATGTAAAGAATCGGAAGAAAATTTTCTCCGGTATTGAAACCCCTTTGGGTATTTGTCTTTGAATTTAGGATCGTAAAAACGGCATTCAACTGCCCATTCCTTGGGGAAGTCAGATTTTTGGGTAAAATCTAAACAGTCTTTTGGTAAAAAATAAACTCCGGTCCTGTGACAACCATTTAAGAGTTTAATTAACTCTGAATTTCTTTTTTTCATGTTGGTAGATTTTTAATGTTGACGTTAATGTTGACAATCAATAAATATCTACCTCCGTTAAGGTCTTGTAAAAAGTCGAAAACCCGTTGTGGGAAAGGCTTTCGCTTAGAGCCGGCTACGGGACTTGAACCCGTGACCTCTTCCTTACCAAGGAAGATAAACTCTACCCTACAATTTAAATACATTTGAAAATCAGACAATTAAAAAATCAACAATTGTTATTTTATACTATTTTTTTAGCTTAATGTTACCCTTAATGTTACCTTTTTATTTTTGCTATTACAGGTCTACTTCTTTCTTCCTTACAATAAGTATTTTTGAAAATTCCATTAAATCAAAAGTTTCATCAGGATATTCAACTTTATCTGGGTTATCTGAAGAAAGCGTTATTGACCCATAATAAGGTACACTCACTCTTTTGAATAGAATTCCATGTTTTCGATGAAATAAACAATAAACTTTATTAGGTTTGAAAGTATCTTTATTTTCCCAATACATTTGCGGAATATCTTCACATCTTGCCCATTCACCGGGTTCAAGAGTTCCAGGCATTGAATTACCGTCAACCTCTATTTTATGATAAATTGCACGTTCGCTTGGTTTGACAAGAATGATTTCCTTCTCAAAATGATCTTCAATATATTGGTCTGGAGCAAAAAATGCTTTTTTTAGTCCGGCCTGTCCTTTAATAGGGATTATATATTGCTCAACAGGAATCAACTGAGATTCATCAATTAAGCGCCCTTCTGACTTTTTATTTTTATTTTTATTAGCAGTTACCTCTTTCAATTTTTGCATAGCTGCAATGGCATGATCTTTTGATCGGTTGTCAAATACACTTTGTTCATAATCTATCAATAATTTAAAAGCGGATTTTGAAATGTTCCTCTGTTTATATTCCCAACTTTGCACAGCTCTAATAGATACATTAGCAATTTCAGCCACTTGTGCCGTACTAAGACCGTGCTTTTCTTTAAATTCTTTAATATCTATGTTATTCATTATCAATCACATACAAGGTTTAACATTTTTTTAACACATTCATAATGCTTTACACATTGTATAATTACACAATGTGCGCTATATTTGCTACAGTAACTCGACAAAAGTACGACAAAATAAGGATAATAAAAATGAGGAAAACCGTAAAAATGGAAAATACCGTAAAAACCCCCATTAATAAAAGATTCAATTTCAGTGAAACTACGGTTGCAGAAGAGAAATATTTGCTAACACTTTCGGAATTATTAAAAAGCAAACGTAAAGGAGACTGGAAGAAAGTTGCTGAAACCCTTAAAATATCAGCACAATGTGCGGAAAAATCTTTCTACCGAGTGTATCAAAAAAATCACTTTGAAGTTGTTGAAGCTTTAAAAGTAATAATTAATCAAAGGAATAAATTGATCCAAGTCCATGAATGAAAAAAAAGCTAAAGAGATCATTTCTAAATGTGAACAGATGGAAGCTTGGTCTAAACAAATACAATCATATTCTACCTCCGTTAAGGCTGAAATGATAGCTTTCCTGGGCGGCGTGGGAACCGTCCAGCGGAAGCGAAATAAAAAATCAGAAGATTTAGATGCTCAGATAAGAGCAAAATTCTTTAAAAGATAAAAAAATTCCACCTGTTGGAGCAGATGGATAAAGTATAACTAAAAATACTCTGTTAAAGTATGGAAACAAAAGTACAAAAAAATCTTGAAGAAAAAAACAATCAAGATTTAAAGACGGTATATTCTGCAATAGAATTACTTAAACAAGAACAATTCAAAACTGCTATTCTTAAAATTATCTCAGATGAGGTTATGAATTACAGAATTGATGATGCTATTACCAAATTACATAATTGCTTTGCTCCATTTTTGAGAAAAGATGCTGATTGGGATGGTGTAAATAAAAGAAATGGATATACAGTAGCTCTTCACATTTTAGGTATTGCCGATGATGATGAGCTTTGCGAAAAATTGTTTACAACATTGTATGAACATGGATATAATAGCCTGTTTGATGCCGAATTGGTTGCCAATGTAATTTTCCAAAATTGGGTCTACGAAATTACTAATCACATTAATTCTAAAAACTAAGCCATGAATACAGATACAAAATTCAAACCAGCAGCACAAGAATTTAAAGATGTAATGAATTCTATATGCAAATTAGAATCTGCTTTTCATGTTGAAATGAATGCTAAAAATCAAGCTTATTATTTCATTTTAGAAAATGGACACTTTGATTCTTTCAGCGCCTTTTGTAAAAACAAAGATTCTAAAGACGCTCATAAAAGTTGCATTGATTTATTAGTAAAAAAGGGTGAAGAAATGGAACCTATCAAACATAAATCAAAAATAAAAAAAGGATTTATCAAACTCGATTTTGAAACAAGAGATAAGATTGTGCTTTCAATGCTAACAGGAGCTGTTATTTCAGAAAGAATATATAAACACCTTTACTCTGCCTGCAATGTTCTTGACCCGCTTGCACATGATGAACATTTTGAACCGAGTAATGTTCATGATATAATTGGTGAAACATTAGCATTATTTGATGTTGCTGACGATGAAACCATTGGAGACAATAACTTCTATTGGTATTTAATTCAAATGTTCAATGATGTTACTGAAGAATATGCTGAACTCAATTATGAATATGCTGCTAAGGAAATATTTGAAAGATGGAGTTATGAAATTAAAGAATGGGAGAAAAACAAAAGAACTTTTACACATCCAAACAACAAATAAATATCATGAAAACATCTATAAATAATAAACCAAATGTAGTTAAATTAAATAATGAGTCATTTTCCGCTTTGAAAGAAATTGAATTAATAAAAGATAAGGACGGAATTTTTGACGAATTCGGGACAGGCCTCATACATTTAACTTCTGTACTTGACCATTATAATTGGGGTTTTAATGATAGTAAAGAGCTTCCCAATTTTCATAGCCTGGGGCTATCAATGGTCAAACTGTATTATGAAGGATCCATAGGCAAGTACCAAAAATTTTGCATTATAAAACTTTCATCAATACTGTATGACGCGAGATTACTATATGAAAATAATTTAATCAATTTCACACAGTTAAAAGACATTGTTTCAAGAGTAAAAAAAGATGCTTATAAGCGATTTAAATCAATCGAGAAATCTCATGCAAAGAATCAGCTTATAAACCACAAATTAGATGGTGATTCACTACTTCTTCTACATGCAAAATTAGCAATTATAGAAAACGAAAACTAAGAGCAATGAAAAATAATATAATTGAAAATCACAACTCTATAATTGAGGAAGAATTTAAACAATTAAGTTTAGTGGCTGCAGGTAAATTGATTGAAACCTTAAAAAAGTACAATGATGAATACAGCTTAAAGCTTAGATCTATCATAGAAAAATTTATATGTTCAAAATCATTTACAGATATGAAATTAGACATGTGGAATTTGTCTGAAAGTAAAAAGATTAAAAATCACATTAAATATGATTTTAATACCAATTCTTTAATATCAGAACTTATATATCCTTCGATATGAAACCACATACTAATGACGGTATCCCTACTCCACTTGCTATAGCTCTAATTGCGGCCGGAATCATTTTAACCGTATTTATTCAATCACTAAAATTTTAAATAATGGACCTATCAAAATATACAGAAAAAGACCAGCGAGTAATTAAGCTGATCTCAGACGCAATATTATTAAGCACTTTAAAGAATAAATTAATTCAATGCATTCATATGTTTACTGGCGCTGACACTGAAATTGAAACATATAGCTATTCATTTGATCTGGCTGAGTCTTCTTTTTTTGAAGAAAGAGGATTGGATATTTATGATGATGATATTAGAGAAAAAACATGGGAGTCATACTATGAAAATGAAGAAAAGGTAGATTTTAGTAAATGCGTTACTGAAAAGCAACATATACAGGTTGCAGAAACCATCTTTATAAAGTGGTGTGAGTCTTTTAATAGTGTTATGCTAAATAAACAAATAAGCGATGAAGACTAATGTAACAATGCAAAGCACTGACCGGAATTTATTCGGGGTAATCATACGGCAAAATACAAAAGACGGGCAAAGTCTTTCCGTTTCCGATCTGCAGAAAGCCTATAATATTTCAAGATTTCAATATGGTTGGAATGAAAAGAACATAACAATGATTATGAAAACGAAAGATTTTCAAGAGCGTTGTTATCACCTACTCCATGAAAGAGATTTGATAAAACTAAATATTATTAGTTTTATGGAAATGGTTGAAAAAGAAGGAATTGTTAAAGTCCTTAAAGGTTTAGGTGTTTGGAAAACTTCAGGCCGTGCCGAAAATAAATCAACATATTCCGATCCTTACATCTGGGTATTACTTGCAATGGAACTGAACCCGTTAATTTATGCAAAAGTGGTTATCTGGCTTACGGATAAGCTAATAATAAATAGGATCATAGCCGGAACCGAATTCCTACCAATGAACCGAGCGATCAGCAGCATAATTCAAAACCCTGATTATCCAATGTATAACCGACAAATAAACATTAAAGTATTTGGCAAACATGAAAAGGGAATCCGAGATACTGCAACACAGGAACAACTTTCAAACCTTTCTGAAATGGAAAGATCAATAATACGGATGATTGAAATGGGTATCGTGAAGACTGAAAAGCAGCTATTAAAGTTTATCGAACTATTCACAATAAGGGCTGTAGGAGTGTAATATCTATTTAAATTAACAACTAAATTAATATAGCTCTTATGTTGATTACAGATAGTAAAAGAAAGCTAATCATATACTGCATTTCTTGGGCCTTATCATTGGATTGCATAGATAAGCAAATGAAACTTTATGAAGGGAGATTTAAGGCTTTTAATAATGGAATAAAGGACGGCAATAATAATTTCCATACCTCGCGAAATTATCACCTGTTTACCGCCTTAAACATGACTTTAACGTCAAAAGAAATATCCATTGAAGATCAAACTGAATTTTATTTTCTATTCACTCAGGTATATTCAAAATATGGCAATGAATTAATGTATACAGATATACTTCACGGCCTTGGAAAAGATACCGAAATAGCTGAAAGGGTTTTAATTGAATGGGAATCAACCTTAAATGATTTCCGATGTAATAATTATAATAAACAGATATAATATGTCAAAAGATCCAGCGGTTTTAATTTATTTTGATAAATGGATTTCATCAACAAATGGGATGAAAGCGCATTATCGGGCTTGGTATATGGATCTTCTCATGTATCAATATGACAACCCTGAAGGAATACCTGATGATAAAGATTTTATTGCTGGTATTTGCAGAGTACTGCCAAGTGAATATGAATTATTTAAGCAAATGCTTGAGCAAGTGCTAGAGCAAAAGTTTGAGCTTATAGGTAATAAATGGGTAAATCATGTTGCAAATGAAATTATTTCTAAACGTCAGGATTTTAAAGCGAAACGCACTAAAAGTGGCAATATTGGAGTAATAATAAAGTTAGCAAAGACTATTAAAGGATTCACCCCCAAGTATTTAACGAAGCTTAAAGAATATTTATTCGAAATGGATATTAAAGAAATAGAAAAAGCAAAAGACAAGCAAGTGCTTGAGCAAATGCTTAAGCTATATGTAGATGAAGATGAAGATGAAGATGAAGATATAAATATAAATAATAGTATTAGTAATAATATAAAAATTAATAATAAAATAGAATTTTCAGTTTTTTGGGATTTGTACGACAAAAAGGTCGGGGACAAAGAAGGATGCAAAAAGAAATGGGATAAACTGTCATTTGATACTCAAAACAAAATCATTGAAACTTTGCCTGGATTCAAGTCAAAAATTGAAGATAAGAAATTTCAGCCACATCCAGCAACGTACCTGAATCAGAAGAGGTGGAATGATGAGAAGCCAGAAGCAAACCAACCCATTCCAGCTATTGAAGGCGAAACTGAAGAGGAAAGATTTCACAGGGAATGGAAAGCAAAAAATAAAGTAATCCCCTTACACTGATGGAAACGATTATGTCACTGGCTACAATGAACGTTTACGACATTACAGCCGATAAGCATGGAGAAAATCAAATGCCTTGTCCAGAATGTTCACCAAACAGGAGAAAAAAAAATACAAAATGCTTTTCGTACAACACCGAAAAAGAAATCGGATTCTGTAACCACTGTGAGGCAAGGTTTGTTAAGCATAACCCGTACGAGAAAAAAGAGTACATCAAGCCGGTATTTGAGTTTCAAAACTTCACGAAATTATCAGACAAAGTTGTGAAATGGTTTGAGGGAAGAGGAATATCACAGCGAACCTTACTCTCAATGAAAATATCAGAGAAGCGAGAATACATGCCACAAACCGAAAAAGAAGAAAACTGTATTGTCTTTCCATTTTTTAAAAACGCTGAACTTATCAACTTGAAATTTCGGGATGGCAGAAAAAACTTTAAACTTTCATCTGGAGCTGAATTGATCTGGTTTAATTACGATGCCATCCTGCAGCATGAGGAAATTATTATTTGCGAAGGCGAAATTGATGCGCTCAGTTTTATTCAGGCGGGATTTGATAATGTGATCTCAGTTCCAAATGGTGCTAACATTGGCAAAATGGAATATTTCGATAGCAGTTTTGAGGATCTAAACAAGGTTAAAACCTTTGTGATAGCAGTTGATAATGATCTCAAAGGAATCGAACTCAAGCAAGACCTGATTAGACGTCTTGGAATGGAAAAATGTAAAACAGCCTCATTTAAGCAATTTAAAGACGCAAATGAACTCCTAGTATCAGAAGGAAAAGAAAGTATTCAGAACGCGGTAAAAACAGCAAAATTAATCAAGTTACCACATATATACTCAGTCGATGATTTTAGAAATGAACTTAATGACTATTTTGAGAATGGTATGCCTCAAGGCAAAACGCTTGGGATTCCTGAACTGGATAAGATTATCAGATGGCAGACTGGACGGTTCGGAGTAGCGACCGGAATTCCGGGGATGGGTAAAAGTGAATTTTTAGATTTTGTTTACTGTAGATTGAATATTCTTTACAAATGGCCTATCGGATATTATTCGCCAGAATCAATGCCTTTGCAGCTTCATTTCAGTAAAATTTTCCCAAAGTTTGTAGGGAAAGAGTATAAAAAAGGGGTGGTTAATGATAATGAAAAATATACTGGAGAAGAATACATAAATAAAAATGTTTTTTGGGTAAACCCTCCAGTAGATATGGAGATTGATGAAATATTGTCTCGATTTGAATATTTAGTAAAAGCAAAAGGTTGCAAAGCGTTTATTATTGATCCATTTAACCGTATAGAACAAACTGCAAACCATGCAGATAATGAAAGGCTTTTTATCAAAAAGAACCTGGTTAAAATGAGCAATTTTACTAAAAGGACAGATAGTTTGTTATTTCTCATTGCGCACCCCACTAAAATGCAAAAAGATAAAGGCATTTACAAAATACCAGGACCTTATGATATTTCCGGATCTGCTGACTTTTGGAACATGCTTGATTATACTTTAACAGTGCATAGAATCCAGAAAGAAGATGGACAATTTAATTCTTTCGGTGTTGTAATAGTTCAGAAAGCGAAGATCAACAAAACAATGGGCGAAACCGGAACTTGGCCATATTGGTATAATATCAATAACGGACGGTATATAACAGATCATGAAAATGGACAGCAAAAGCAATGGGATAATTCAAATTGGATAACCAATGAAGAATACTATCCACCTGAAGAATCTGAATTTAAAATACAGCCTTTAACTCTAAATGAAGCATTTGGTGATGACTTTGCGGAATTACCATATTAATAATTAAAAATATGCAAATAATAAAATTATAAAATATTGACACAATGGATTCAATTCGTATTGCAGAATGGAAGCTAGTTAGCTCAGAGAAAATGTTAAATATAGCAAGATCGCTCAATTCTCCATTTTTGAAAGATTATGAGGACACTTACAAGAAATACCTACATAATTACAATATTGTACTTGCATACAATAAGGCATTCAATGATTTAATGAAATGGGAACTGCTTGTTAGAACCGGAAAATTTACCAAAAGTCCATTTTTGGAAATGTACAAAAAGAGATTGCGTGAGCAGGCTCAATTAGTAGCTGAATTAGAAAACAGGTATATCAGGTTCTAACATAAAAAAAATACTACAAATCATCCTTAATTGCCTTTCGTAAAACAACAATAGCTAAAATTAACATTGGGATTAATACACATGCTAAATCAACTGCTGAAAGGTCTAAATTTTTAGGACCATAACTATTGATTGGTTTTATCTGAGAGGGGTCAACTATCAACATAATTTTTTCAACTAAAATACATAAAAATATGAGTATATCAACTATTGTTCAACTGAACGAAAAGGAATTGCTTGACCTTATATGCAAGGAATACAAGCTTAACAGATCGAAGGCATTTATCAACATAAACTATGTTGAGGACGATCCCTGGAATGGCGGATCATGGACAGTACAAGTGCAAGCGCCTCAAGAACCGGCAAAATCAATCAGCCAGGTTCCGATTAATTTAACTATTCAACTAGACGAATATTAATCATGAGAAGATATAAAACATCAATGAAATTCTTTATAGCATCTGCAATCCTTGTTTTCTTATCAGGATTGAACATAAGCCATGGATTAAGTATTTCATTCGCAGTAATAGCTTTAATGTGCAGCATTGGATGTGTATATAATGCAATAAGATGGAACGATTAATTCAACAAAATGAAAAATAAAAAAATTGAAATTACAATAAATCAGGCAAAGAAATTCAATTTAATGATTGATGCATTGAAAGAAATAAGGAAGCAAAGAACATCCAAAAAAAAGGATGAAATAAATGAAAAATGGAATGTTGATGAAACTGAATATCTGAAGTCGCTCATTAATAATATCCAGGATATAAGCAATGTAGTGCTTAAAAATGTAAAACAGATAAAAATTTAATTATGGAAAGTAGAGATATTGCGGTGACAATAATATGTATTTCACTTCTAATATTCATCGTATTAGTAGTATATATAATCAGTAAACAAGAGTAATTATGAATTTTGAAAACGTAAGAATAGAAATAACAGATGCTTCAGTCATGTTTTTATGCATTGCTTTAGTTGTAGTTTGTATTATCATTTGCGACACAGTTGAACGTATTAAGAATAAACCATGAAAGTACTTACAACATTTATTTGGGCGCTTATTCTGATAGTTTGTGCAGGAATTTTATTATATCTCGCTCTTGATCCTAATCGGGAAACTTGGGATAGAATATTAAAAGGCTGTATTGGATTTATTATGCTTTGGAAAGCATATGATAAAATTGAAAAATCAACGTACTGATATGGGATTAAAAAATAAAAATACATGTCGTGTTATAAGAATGCATTGCATAATAGGGGTTTTTGATGCTTACACAAAGTTGAAATTAAATCAAAGCCTTCTAAACAACGAACGTGGACCAAAAGAGAACGAAAGAAGAGAGTTTTTCAGTATGCTATTTAATTTTAATTTTTCTCCACTACCTGATAATGATGAGTTGACCAACGATATTATTGAACTGCATAAATCAATGGAAAATTATTTAGTCGAATCAGAACAATTAGGGATCAGTAGGAAACTGATGGAATCATTAATCTCTTCACTTGAAAATGATGGACAATTTGCATGGCTTAAGTGTTATCATTTCATGTACAGAAGATTGATCGGATATTATGTGATGTACACTATTAAGGAAATAAGCCTGAATACATTAAAAAATCTTTCGATAAATATTATTACCGGAATAGACCCTTTTCCGAAAGTAAATATAAGGCGTATGTTTCAGATTCTTAAAATGGTGGAAGACCAGTATTACACAATTAATTTAAAGCAAGAGATTAGATCTCTAAAAAATAAATTCAGTAAAATCGAAAATATCAACTTTACATATGAAATTAAAGGAGTACATAGGTAAAAAAGAAGATATTAGAAAGAAGGCTATTTTATCCTTTGCCTATAACGTTGGAAGTTTTCATTTAAATTCAGCAGCAATAAAATTAACTAATGCTAATGAAGGGGATTATATCAAATTTTTTCAAGATGAAGAAAATGGAGCATGGTATTTTACAGTTTCAGAAATAAAATCCGACTATTCAATTCAACTAAAAAACTATAGTGGAAAAGATTTAGTTTTCAATAAAAAGGAACTTGTAAAAGACTTGGTAAAAACCATCAATATACCTGAAGGTGTTAATAAGCTATATGTTACTGGACCAACTATGATAAATTTCATAGAATATTTCAAATTGTCGCTTTAGAAATAAAACCTAAATAAATCGCGGAACCCCGGACCGTTTTCCTTCCGGGTAATCAAAACTTTTTTAAATGAAAAAATCAATTATTATTGGTGCTTTATTAGCACTGATTACGCTAACTGCATGCAAAAAACAAAACACTGTAGATAATTACAGATGGGGAAATGAAAATATGACACGTGTACAGTCATACGACAGTAACGGCCGGCTTATTGAGTATTTTATTGCCTATTCGTTATATAACAACTTAATGAATCAGGGAGGGCAAACAGCGGTAAATAATTACTATTATCGAAATAGAAAATCGATTGATAGGAATTACAGCCGGTACAAATCCGGTTTTACATCTTACACCAGAACCAAGGCTGCAGCCGAAAGAAAAAGATCAATTCTGAATTCTTATAGGAATAAGCAAAAAGCCCGTAATGCGGTTCACAAAAGCATTTCATCTGGAAGTTTTACCAAATCTAAGAGTTCAGGAATTTCATTGCGAAAAAACACATCATCGTCTTATAAAAGCTATTCACCCAGAAGTAGTTCCAGTTCTTTTAGGAGCAGCAGAAGATAATGAATTATAAACTGAAACACCCCGGAAAATCCAGGGTGCTTTTTATTTTAATAGTTTTAATAAATCTTCATTCTCCTTTAAAAGGTTGTCATGTTCCTTTTTTAATTCGTCATAAAGTACTGTTAGCTTTTTAAAGTTTTGCTCACATTTTGAATCTTCTCTATAGTGTAAGAAAATAGTGATTACTAACAATAGTACGATTGTGATTAAAAGAATTGTGTTAATTTCCATGCTTTGAATTTATTTAAAATTTTATTGTTTAAAATGTGGTTTTCCGTAAAATATAGTAAGTAATTATTTTTAGTATTTATTTTTAAGTCCTAATGTCTCTAAATAACTTCGCTGCACTTTACTTAAAAACTTTAGCTGCTTATAGCCTAAGCCTTTTCTTTTAAATAGTTCTTGTCTTATCTTGATTGTAAAATCATCTGCATTATAATTTTTGAACTCAACATGTTCATCATTCTCCTTGGCCAAGTGCAAAAGATCAGCATCAGACATATTCTCAAGTTCTGCAGCAAAGTCTTTAACATTCATTTTTTTTAATTGTTCATAACGTGAATCGATAAGGCTATTATAAGCGTTATTCCATTGATGCATCCCAATTTTAATATCTTCCTCAGTAACTAAAATTTCCTTGTTAGATAATTTGATTTTAAATGTTCTCATAAATAATATTTAAGTTTTTTATTATTGAAGCAAATATAATCATTAAAGATTATATAAACAAAATTAAATAATCTAAAACTGTTATTTAAAAACATAACAAATTGATTTTAAGCAAGAAAAATTTAAAAATTAAATTGCTTAAAATGATTATAAAATATTTATTATATTTGCTAAAAAGAGTATTTAAGCAAAATGGCAAGAAAGCAGATTTCAGAAAATGACCGTATAAGGCAAGTTTTGGTCAATAAATATAATATCAAATTGACGGATCTAGCCACTAAGATGGGTATAAGCTACCCTGTATTTAGTAAAAAATTAAATGTTGGTACATTGACTACTTTAAAAGAAATTGAAAAGTATACAGGTATCAGTGTTATTGAAATGCAGAATGCTCCAGCGGGTTTCTTTCATTACTATGATCCAGACACAGGTGAATGGGGCGGAATATGGAAGAAAAACAGTTAATTTTAAATACTATTACCTCTCATTTTGGGAGGTATTTTTTTTGTTCACAAGCTAAATGTTAGCATAGGCTAATAAAATAAAAAATAAATTGTTAGAATAATTGTTTTATTAATCTAACTTTTGTAATTTTGTTTAAATAATGTATTAAAAATGAATCATTTAAATGATACCGTAATTGGCGATATTATTGTGTTTGACCTGATTACTATAAAAAGGAGTGATTACTATGTAGGTATATAATAGTTAATTGTTGCTTATTTACCAAGCACATATGATGCGTGCGGTCGGGGTTGTGAGTTGGTTAGATGAAGGAGGGTGCTTGGTGTTTTTTAATAAAAGAATAAATATGAGTTTAGATGTTTCTTTATATGAAAATAATGACTGTGTGTATGATTCAAATATTACTCA